ATCATTTAATGAATTTAATACTCTTCGTTCTATTCCTTATGCCGATTTTAGACAAACTTAAAAATAAATAGTTAAAAAAATAAATGGCACAAATACTACGATACCCAAAAGCTAGTATTGGAAAAAATGATGATTTTTTACAGGTTGATGTTGTAGAATATAAACCTCCTGGATTATCCGCAGGTTCAGCAGGTTCTTTTGCATTGGGAACAACTGAACAAGCATTGGGTGGAAGTAAACTCTTAAGTACAATTTTGCTTCCAATGCCACAATCTGTTGCAGACTCAAACTCTGCAAATTGGGGAGAAAATACATTAAATGCTGCTCTTGCTGCTGGATTGATTGCTGGAAAAGGAGTTGTTGCTGGAGATGATCCTTTTTCCGCAGCTATAAAAGGAGGTCAAGAGGTATTTTCTAAGTTTCAAGGTGCTTTTACTCAAGGAACAGGGCAAAAAACAGCAGCAACTGTATTTTCAAAGTTAGCAGTTCAGGCACTCACTGGTCAAGATACATCTATATCTGGATTGATTTCAAGAGAAACTGGGGCAGTAGTTAACCAAAATGTTGAACTGTTATTCCAAGGAGTAAATATAAGAACCGCATTTCAATTTACTTTTGATTTAATTCCAAGATCTCAATCAGAAGCAGAAGAAATAAAGACTATCATTCGAACTTTTAAACAAGAAATGACACCAAGAAAAGGTTCTACTGGATCAACTGGCGGTGGTTTCTTTGTAAAATCTCCAAATGTATTTAAGATTCAATACAGAACTGGATCAAAAGCACATCCTTTTTTAAATAAGTTCAAACCATGTGCTTTAACAAACATGAGTGTTAATTATTCTGGATCTGGTCAATATGCAACTTTTAATGATGCTACACCAGTGCATATGATTCTCTCACTTCAATTTCAAGAACTTTCTCCAATCTATGCAGAGGATTATCAAAGTATTGCAGAAGGAGTTGGTTACTAATGACATACTTTAGAGAACTTCCAAACGTTCAGTATCAATCATTTCTTTTCGACAAGCAATCATCACAAGATTATCTTCTTGTAAAAAATATTTTCAGAAGAGCAAAAATTAGAGATGATCTACAAAATGTATTTACAGTTTTCAACAAATACCAAATTATTGATGGTACAAGACCAGAATTAGTTGCTGAAGAGATTTATGGAAGTGTTGAATATGATTGGATAGTAATTATAAGTGCAGGAATTACTAATTTAAGAGATCAGTGGCCCTTATCAAATAAAGACTTGTATCGTTATTGTGAAAGAATTTATGGAAATGATTTAAATGCTATTCATCACTATGAAACAACTGAAGTAAAGGATGACCATGGAAGATTAATACTATCTGCTGGTCAAATTGTAAATTCAAATTTTACAATACCAAATCCAATATTACCATTAAGTACTTTAAATCCTGTGGTTGGAATTAGTAATTATGAATATGAAACAATACAGAACAATAAAAAAAGTTTAATCTATCTTTTAAAACCACAATATCTTCAAACTGTTCTTAAAGACATGAGAAGAGAATTATTTTATGATGAGTCTTCTCAGTATATTGATCAACAAACAATTAAAACTGAAAACACTTATAATACTTTACCATAACATTAAAAAAGGGGAGGTTCCTTGCCTCCCCAGTATTATAGCACCTAATCAGTCTTCTGCCAAACGGGCAAAGTATGAGAGTGCATCGTCATCATCGTCTTCCGCAGGTGCAGGAGCAGATCGTGTGGGTTTCAGATTGTCGAGTTCAGAGCGAAGGTCATCATCAAGTTCTTTTGTAGAACCGCGATAATCATCTTCATCTTCAACTTCTTCAGCAATACGTGTATTCTTGGTTCCAAGAACAGAACTAAGACGCTTTTTCAGTTCCTCATAAGTCTTGAATTCACTAGGAGACATGAAATCTGCGAGAGAATACTGCTTCTTCCAGATTGCTTCCATTGCATCATCATCATCCAAAAGAGCACTTTGAGAAGCAAATTCACTGGAATCATAGTTACGATAACCAGCAACGTTCTTTGCCTTCAGTTTGAAGTTAGCACCTTGCCAGAAGTCAAAGGGGTCGATTGGAGATTCATCTTCAAACTCAGGTTGCATTGCTTCGGTAATCTTATCAAAGATTTTCTTACCGTACTTGAAGAGGAACACCTTACCCTCATTGGAAGGATTAGTAGGATCCTTTACCACATAGATGTTAGACACATAGGTCAGTTTGCGCTTCTGCTTACGAGCAACTTCTTTACCAGCATCAGTACCATTGTTCCAGAGACCAGAGTTGTGCTCACAGACGGGACACTTTTGATTGATACTTGTCAGGCAGTTGTCAATCAACCAACCACCAGGGCCTTGGAATGCGTGGGAATATACTTTCACAAAAGGAAGATCTTCTCCATCGGGAGCAGGAAGGAATCGGATTACTGCATATCCATTCCCACTCTTATCACAGTCTAACTTCCATACGCGATCATCGGAAGAACTGCCAGAACTATTCATTTTTTCGACTTCTTTCACCAGTTTTTCGGTGAGAGAACCAAGTTTGGATTGTTTTTTAAGATCGGCAAATGCCATTTAGATACCTCGGATAAATTGGATTCGGGGGATTACTCGGATAGTATAACAGAGTTTTGGGGATCAGTCAAGGTACTTCTTGAGCGATTCAATTGTCTTTGTCATACTAGTGAATAAAACTTGCATATCAGTTTCTGGTGGAAAACCCATCAAAGCAACTGACTTGCGAAGATTCTCTTTCATCTCAACCGCTTTTGGGTCGTCTGAGAGAGATAACCTAGTATACATCACTCTTTGCTTTTCTAGCAAGAGTTCAAGTTTTTCAATGTGTTCTAGTTTTGTTTCACGGTCCATCATACCAAAAGTAAGAATACTTCCGTATATTTTTTCTTGCAGTTTATTAATTTCTTTTAGTTCATATTGTATAATATCAGAATCGAAAAAACTACTCATTGATAATTTCCCGTAAAATTTTCTTATAGGAGAACACGTCAATATTTATGAATGGCATATATTTCCGAATTTTCAAACTTACGGTCTCCCACACTGGGTCCAAAAGTTTTTGGTCAAACTTATTTGAAAAATGGAATATTTTTTCGTATATTGTTAAAGTTTCTAGCGATAGTTGCCCGCTTAGAAACTTTTTGAGGATTGGTGGATGACCTTTGGAACAATTCAAGGCATCCTCTAATTTTGTTTCCAAGAACAATTCGTTGCTTTGCTCCTTGAATAAGTAAGTCAAACTCTGTTGTCTTCGCATCCAATCTGCGTAAGTCCTTTCTCCAGAATTGATAATCTCTCCAATCCATAAGTTCTGTGGGTTGTCTGCTGATACAAAGTTTGATACAAGAAAATCTACGACTTCTTTATCAGAATACTTTCTTGATGTCTTTTCAAACCAATATTTATCCTTTCTTTTATTAAAAGAAGTTACACTGGCACGAGTCTTTGCACCATATTTAAAGAAGTCGTATTTTGGATTTGTAAAATGATTTTTAAGTGACAAATAATGTTGATAGGTTTCAAAGGGAGTCACGATCATAAAGGCAATTTAGCACGCGATGTTTTTTTCATAAAGTTAAGACGAGTTGCGTCCCACTTCAACCTTTCTTTCAAAGGCTTTGAAATAAGTTTCGTTACTGATTCTACTTCAAGTCCATTGATTTCACAATAGTGTACAATTGCATCAATATAATTAAAATTTTCAGTTGCCACAATATGTTCAATTTCTAAAGCGAATTTAGAAGGTGTGAGAAACTTATTTTGTATTGCTTGTTCTAATTCTTTATTTTTTTCCATATGATTCCAATTTATCTCTAACAAACTCTCTAATGTATTCGGTGAGTAGTTTGATGTACTTTGATTTGTCTCTTTCTTCATAAACAACGCATTCTCCATTTTCGCAAGCCATAATAATTACAAGTTTTTTGACGGGAATACCTGTTAGTTCATAAAACATACAGGCATAAGCAACGCATTGAACAAAATAATGTTCAATCCACTCCCGTGGTTTTGGTTTTTTAGATGTTTTAAAGTCGATTATTGCTAATTCGCCATCAAACTCTGCAATACAATCTACTGTTCCCGCTACTCCAAGAACTTTGCTGTACAGGGAACCTTCAAGAGTATAAACATTATTTATACGATTTAAATCTGGTTTGGCAATTTTAAATAAAAATTCCGATAAAGGTTGAACTCCTGGTAGATTCTCATTTTTAAGATGATATTCTACCAGAGTATGCATATCAGTTCCACGACTAGTTGCCTGCCGTGTAATCTTATCTGCTTCTTCCTCACCCACTTTTTTACGCCAGTTTGCAAAAAACTGACGATTTTTATGACTTGTAACAGAAGTAATAGAAACTAAACGGAGAAGTTCTTCTTCATCTGGAATTTTATAATATCGAACACCATCTATAGTCTCCCGTTCAAGTTTTGGGAGATTCACATCAATATGATTGAACATTAAAATCCTGCTTCCATTTTTGCAATAATGTATTCTTTGACAAGTCCGGAACGAACAATATCATCAACACCAAATTCAATTATATCAAATGATGGCATCTTACGCAAGATAGACATAAAATCTACAATACCATTACGATCATTAGTTTTTACAAGGTCTGATTGAGTTGCATCACCACAAAACATAATCTTAGAATTTTCTCCAATACGTGTAATGATTGAATCTAATTCATGACTCGTACAGTTTTGAAATTCATCCACAATAATAATTGAATTATCAAGCGTAGTACCTCTTAAGAATGAGGTGCTCCAGAACTTAATAGTTTCCTGTGATTTAAGATTACCATAGAGCATCTCAAAGTCAGATTCGGATGACATCTGAAACATATATTTTACCATATTCTTATATGGAATTTGGTAAATATCTGATTTGTCATCATATGTTCCTGGAAGAAACCCAATTTCGCGGGTTGCTACTAGTGAACGAACAATATAAACTTTTTCATAAGGGGATTTTTCATTCAAAACTTCTTTTAGTGCATTATAAAGTGTAATAAAAGTTTTACCTGTTCCAGCACAACCATATGCGACTAAATGTTTTTGATTAGCATATGAGTCAAAAAGTTTTTTCTGATTATCAGTAAGAGGATCAATATCAATCAAATAATCAGAACTAAGTGGTTTTCTACGCTTCATTTGACGGGTTGTTAAACCAACACCAATTGGTTGGTCATTCGTCCTTCTTTTTCTTGTCATACTAGATTTTTTTTACAGTTGAACCAGGAGTTTTTGATGCACGATCTAATACATCATTCCATCCAGGATTTTTGGAGATTAATTTATTTTTCCAATCTCCAACTTCTCCAGGAGTGGCACATCCTTGTGACCAATCGCGGGTCCATTCAGGATTATCTTTATACCATTGCATAATGTCGTTGACACTCATTTCAACAACCTTTGTTTCACCAGTTTCTTTATGAATAATAGGATAAATTGCCATAAGTTAAGAATTCAAGATAATTTATTTATGGATACACTATATCACCCAATCTGCTTCACCACCAAGTGCTTCATAACAAATAGGAAACTGTTCAGCAAAAACTGCTTTACACGCTTTCGCAATATTCATATGTTCTCGTTGAGTTCCTGACTTTTCTCGGAGAGCAATATAGGTTATCCACGAACGGCAAGAACCCGTCATATAGATGCGTGTGGGCGTTGCCAAGGGCAATACAAACCTCGCACACTCTTTTGCTACTCCCTTATCAAGAAGTTCCTTGTAGAGTTGCATAGACTCCTTAAAATGATCATTAATCTTTAACCAAAGATCTTGTTTTACATCCTCATCAATATCATCAATTGAGTTTTGACGATTCTTCGTATCTTGACGACGAAGATCGGGAACAGGGATTTCTCCTAACAAAGAAGAATCTGCATAGCGTTGCGAAAATTCTTGATATGTAAATGAACGGTGTCGAAGAATTTGTGCTGCAATACCACGAGTAGTATTGATCTCAACAGTCATACTTGCCTGCTCAAAGATGCTCCAGTGTTGATGCTGGATACAATACTTGAGCAGTCCAGAGAACTTTTCATTCTCTTGGTTGGCAGGATTACTTACACGAGCACAGTAAGCCATATGCTTCTCTGCATCTGGTGTAACACTTATGAGTTTTACTTCTGGTTTCATAAACTCAAATTCTATGTTTTCGTTCATAACATTCTCAATAATTGATAATTTTTATGATGATTTCTATCACCCATATATGTTTTATGCAAGTTTTGTTTACTTAGATTATGTTCTAAACAAAACCTAGAAAGACTATCCACCTCTATTGTATCACCATTAGGAACTTTGACCAACCATCTTCTAGAGTTATCTGGTATTTTAAAAACATTATTTCGGATAGCATCTTCTATATTTTCTTTTATTGTTCCCCACTTTAAGTTTGTC